CATTATTTACTCTCCTTTATGTATCTATTTTTAAAATCTTTTATATCTTGTAAACATATTTGATAATTCTTTACTCCATCTGCCCAAAAATCACACTCTGTACAGCTTTCTTGTTTAATATCACAATTACAATTCATACCTCTACAACTATCTTCAATTAAGGTTTCAATTCTATCATTACAAGCTATGGAGTAATGATTTAAAACAATTTCAATAGCTTGGTCTTTGGTTTTATCTTCAAATAAACTCATTTATTACTCTCCTTTACTTTCTCCGAGGGGTAAGGGTGGGGCGTTGCTATGCGGAGCTACCCCACCCTTTGAGGGAGAAAATGTTATTTTGTTCTTTTATTATCTAAATATTCCCAATCTCCAAACCAAGATTGCATTGTTTCTACTCCCACCCAATTACAGGCTATTTCATCCGCATCTTTATAATTTGGATAGGTTAATTTTCCTGTAATGCCATTTGTCCAATATTCACATTCATAGCCGCTAGAGTTCATTTCATCAATAATTCCTTCGGGGTTTTCGGTGTAAAAATCAAGTTCAATAGCTGAGTTTTTATTTTTTCCGATAAGTTGCATAGCTTTTAATCTCCTTTGGTTAATTGCTTTTTAAGTTCTTGTTCTTTCCATTTATTCATGGCTATTGTGTATGGGTTGTTTGGATCATCCTTAATCTTTTTTTCTCGGTTACACTTAGCACAGCAAGGATGCTTTTTAGTCTCCATATATGCCATAGAATCCCGTTTTTTTCTGCAATAATAACAAACAAACATTTTTAAACTCCTTCCTTAAAATAAATCATTATCTATACAATGTTTAAAGTATGCTTTCCATTCCTTTGCTAGTCTTTCCTTTGAAATACCGTAGCCTTCTAATGGTTCTAAAACATCATCATAATTCATAACTATTTGACATTCATAATTAGAGAACTCTCTCCAAATAATGTTTTTTATACCATTTTCTTTAATATCTAGTTTTATTCCCTCTTGCCTTATGTTGTCCAAAGATTTCAATATTGTATCTACATTTTTAGAGGGTGCAACTAATCCACCATATAAAGCGGTATATTTAACGCCTTCTTTCTTTTTTTCGTTAAATTGCTTATCCCCAAAGGCAAAAAAAGCACCATTATTTTTAAATAAATCGGTTATTGCTTGATCAGTATAATTTGATAAGTATTTCATTTTATAGCTCCTTGTTTTTGATTTCTTGATAAATATCATTTGTTTTGTATTTCTTCTTTGCATATTCCAAAACTTCTAAATAATAGCTTTCTGTGTTCTCTGCAATCAATCTCCTTTGAGATCCTTTTAAATAACCAATGAAGTTTTTATTTTGGTTAAGGTATTCTTGTAATATATCCATTTTATTATTTCTCCTTTGTAGAGGGTTTTAATTGATCTTGATATAGCCATAAACGAAGTAGTTCATTATCGTTTTTACTTAATAGGCTTTGGATATCTGAATAAAGCTTGTGTCCTTTGGTTCTTGGATATATATCAAAATCAATAAATTTGTTTTCAACTAAAAAATGTGAAGTCTTACTTAATAGCTGAATCATTTTTATAATATCTTCCATTGTGTTTTATTCCTTTTTAGAGGGGTTTAATGTTTCTTTTGCTGTAACTACCTTCGCAAGATTCACAACAAAAGCCATTTTTTATAAATGGGTTAAATGCTTTTAAAACATCAATTCTATCTTGGTAATTATCTTTATGCCCAAACCATAATTGCTTTAAGATTGAATTTTTATAAGCGGTTAAATAGTTAAGGCAATTTTTACAAGTTTTTTTCATTGTGTTTTATTCCTTTTTAGAGGGTGAAAAGCAATTCCACCCTCCTAACTTTCCTATTAAAAAAGGGTTTACTTATTATTTACTTGAATCCTAATTGTTTCCATTACATAATGGAGCGAATCAATTTCACTTTGATTTAATTTTTCTAAAGCTTTACTTACTTGCTCCATGTGATAATGATAATCGTTAGATCCATCATGTCCTTTAATCATTGTTGCCTCTAACATTGATTTACACATCATTTTAAAGGATCTTTTTTTATTTACTATAAATCGCATATTTTCTCCTTGTTAACGTTTCTATTAGCTCCGCATGAGCTACATAATATTACTTACTATTTCTAATGATTCCTAAAGATATATTAAGATATATTAAGATATATTAAGTAAAGATAAGACCGCACCGCACACCGCACCGCTTTATAAATACTTAATTATATTATACTTACAGCGCAGTATATAGAAAAGAAATCCGCATCGCATATTATAAGGAGGGCAGACAAAACGACGAGCGACAAACCATGTCAACCACCCCCCCATATACCGCTCCGACAAATGCATAGGGGGCGTATTATACTACCCAGATAATTTTTTATGCCTAAAAGGCTTTTTTTTATCATACTCTAAGTACGCAAAGTATTCTACCTCTAAATCCACTTATAATGACACTTAGTATTTTTAGGATACTCAGAGTATCGCGGAGTATCCAATGTCCTATGTCAACCCCAGTCTTGATATTAAGGGAACTATAAGTGTATGTTTTCGTTATACTTATATGCCAAGAAAGAAGAAGAGTAAGACGGAAGTGATCAAGCAAGCTACAAAAAACGCGCAGGATAATCCTTATTTAAAGACATTTCTTGCTGAATACGAAGAAGAAACAGGCTTAAAAACTCGTTTTACTGCAAAAAAAGACAAATTCTTGACATATTTAGTAGCAAACAACGGGTTTATATCCCATGCTGCTAAAGAAATGGGTTATTTCCCACAGTCGGTACGATTCGCGATGAAAGGTGATCCTGCATTTCAGCAGGCAGTCAAAGAAATACAACAAGGATTCTTAACCGATAGATTGGATGAACTCGAAAAACTTTCCTTCACACAAGCGGGCAAAGCGGGCAATGTAACCGAGCGTATCTTTCAGCTCAAAGCACACGACCCAGGTAAGTATAGAGACAGGACAAATCAACAAAATACACAGGTGAATGTGATGGTTTCTGGCACTTCACCAAAGGATAGGGAAGCAGTATTAAAAAAGATGAAGATAAATTAAGCAGATTGGAACGAGAAGCAATCCGCGACAATATTCATATGACTCCTAAAGACATTTTTGAGATCTATCTACGAACATCGTTTGGGTTAACCCCATTTATGGCTAATGAAGCCACACAATTTGCATTAGATCTCTTCCAATTAGACGATAATGGCAAATTACCACTGGATTGGGAGATGTGGTATCGAGGTCAGGCTTAGTGGAAGTTAATATATCGTATAGAGATGGTGAAGGGAACGCAACCTCGCCTTTAGACCATCAGGAAGAGTATCATTTATTTACAGGTTGGAGCAAACATCAAGTATTAGCAGGATCTTTGGGAACGGGTAAAACAGAAGCAATGTGCATGGAGGCTATCCATCAAAGTGCAGCATTTCAGGGCAATTTAGGATTAATGGGCAGAAAAGTATTGGATTCGTTCAAGAAATCTACACTGATCCAGTTGCTCGATCTTGGTCAGGGGTTTATTGACAAACATCGCGCCCAAGACCGAGAAATTATCTTTAAAAACAGGTCTAAAATCGTGTATATGGCGTTGGATGACTCCAGAGACTCTATTCAAAGGATAAAATCTATGAATTTAGGGTGGTTTGCATTTGATCAGATTGAAGAAATGACCGAAGCTACCTTTATTGCTGCTGCGGGTCAGATGCGTAGAAAAAACGCAATGCGTTGTTCCTTTCATACTTGCAATCCAGCAGGGCATGACTGGGTATGGAAACGATGGAAGAAAGATAAGGAAAAACAAAATAAAAAGAAGGGTGGCTATAGGTTAATTGAGACTATGACTTGGCAACCAGATGCTCCTCCACCAAAAACCGACAAAGAAGTACGATTACACTCCGATAATCCGCATTTACCCGCCGATTACATCAATCATTTACTGTCTATGCCAGATCAATGGGTTAACAGGTATGTATATTGTAGTTGGGATGACTTTGCAGGGTTGGTATATCCAGAGTTTAAGCAGGAAACCCATTGTATTAAGTCTTTTGACATTCCAAAGTGGTGGAATCACTATGTAGTCTATGATTACGGGTATCGTAACCCCAGTTCTATACTGTTTGCTGCTACAGATGAAGAAGGCACGATTTATGTCTACGATTTAATCTATGAGTCGGAACATACCATAGAAATGTTAGTACCAAAGGTAGAACGCAGACTACAAAGCGGGGTCAACTATACTTTTTTAGCAGATCCTAGTATTGTACGCACCGAAAGAGATGGGAATAGTGTTGCAGATGAATGGTATGACTATGGAATTGAATGGGAAAAAGCAAAGAACGATAAGCGTGCTGGATTTGAAAGAGTCTCCTCGTATTTGAAGCTAGATGAGAATATGCGCTCTAAGTTATTGTTTTTTAATAAATTAAATATGAAACCTTTGCTCGAAGAAATCGTTGATTATAAGTGGAAGGAACTCAAACACGGATTTGAAAATAAAAACTTACCAGAAGAACCCGTTAAGAAGAATGATCACGCAATGGATTGTTTACGGTATCTCGTACATTATGTCGAAGATAGCTTTTCTCCCCATGAACCTAGTGATGACTATGGCTTATGGGGTTTTTCACAAAATAAACGCACAAGTTGGATGAGTACATGAATTTACAAGAAATACATGAAGTGTTTGATGCCATGATGGAAAATGATTCCACATGGATGGATGCAGCCGAAGAATCGGCTCGATTTTACACAGGAAGTTATGGAACTGGTCACTGGGAAGAGGATGATCTTCAAACATTACGCGCAGAGGGTAGACCACCATTACAGTTAAATATTATTTTACCAAAAGTTAACTTGGTAACTGGAATAGAAAGACAAGGGCGATCTTCATGGAAGGCGCGCCCTGTAGAATCCGATGATGAGAATGAAGCTATGCTCACGACAGCTCTTTTATATCATTTAGATCGAAACAGGCAGTTACAGAGCTTATTTAGTCGCGTATTTAAGGATGGTGTGATTACAGGAAGAGGTTGGATTGATGTATGTGTAGAACCTGGACAATATTATGATGGTGAGTTAACGATAAAAAGAGAGTCGTGGGCAAATGTTCTTATTGATCCTGAGTGTAGATCTCCACATACCAAAGATTGGAATTATTTAGCACGATCTAAGTACCTAACTTTACAACAATTACAGCAAATGTATCCTGATGCGGTAGACGATATTAGTTCTGTAGAAGGATTTATGCAGTATCCGCATGAAATGGGTGAGGAAATAGGCAGTTTTTATAGTAGTGCAGAGCCAATTAACTCAGCATATCATTTAGATGAGATGCATCGCAAGGTAAGAGTGCTTGAAATGTGGAATAGAGAGTACGAAAGAGAGCATTTTATCATCAATAAGTCCACTGCTCGTATTTCTAGACAAGGTTTTTCTTCTAAAAGAGCTGCTGAGACAAAAATTAAAGAATTAAAACAGATAGAAGAAGCTGCCAAAGTGCCAATGATGACCGATTTTGGTGTCATTAGTCGAATTGTACCAAAAACTTACGTTACCATGTCCGCAGGGATGCACATTTTACAGGAAAAAAAGAATAATCCGTATATGCATAACGAATTTCCTTTAGTTCCTTACTTTTATCAGTTTGAAGATATGGGTAACTACATTGAAACCTTTGGTATTGTAGAGAATATGAAAGACCCACAGCGTGAAAAAGATAAAAGGCGTTCACAGATGTTGGACATTATCAACCGATCCCCTAGAGGTGGCGGTGTATTTGCTGGAAATAAGGTTTCACAGGAGGAAATGAACGAAGCCTCCACAACAGGTAGGTGGATTGGCATTCCTGGCTTTAAGGGGCGAATTACAGACTTTATGCAGCAATGGTCAAACTCTCATTTATCTTTGGTAAGTAGTATCGCTGCAATGGAGCAAAAAGCGGAGTTTGATGCAAAAGAAATTAGTGGTGCTTCCAACCCAATGATGGGTATTGCCACATCCACAAAAGAAAGTGGCATAGCAGCACAGACAAGAATTAGACAGGGTATGATGACATTGCAAGAACAGATGGAAAACTTAGATCTAACTAAGACCACAGTTCTTATGCAGGCATTAAAAAATATGCAACAGTTCTATACTCCTGATAAAATTAAAAGAATTATTGGTGCAGAAACCGAAAAAGCAGAGTCTCCTGAAGAAGTAGCGGTAATTAATGAGACAATAGCTAGGTTTTTAACCAACTTTGAAAAATTTGAATTTGATATTGTTCTAGACAGAGGAGAAAACTCCGCAACCATGAAGGCAGCAAAGGCACAACAGGTTGGTGAACTGGTCAGGAACGGATACTCAAGTTTATTTCCTCTCTATGTTGAGCTTTCCGACCTAGATGCAGGAAGAGAA